TAGACATTGAAGATGAGCTTGGAATGGGAAACCAAACTATCATAGCTGGAACAGCTTACTACGCATTCAATCATTTTTACGAATATTTTGAAAGACAAAGAGAAATTGTGCGTAGTAAAGGAGACGTTAGATATTTAGAAGAAAACGTTTTTAAAGGCAAAATACCCGATGGATTTGACTGGAAGCAATATTCAGTAATACGAATACCGGCTGGCTTATTGCCAGAAGGCTTTATGGACAAGTCTCAATTAGCCCAAGCTAAGGCCATGTTAAACACCTCAAGGTACATGATGGAATATGACGCGTGTTTTGCTAAAGACTCTGAGGGATTTTATAGAAGAAGCCTTATTGAAAAGTGCGTATCAACAGAGCCCGTCAAAATAATATCTGGACAAGAAGTGTCTTTTGACGCGATGCTGATTGGAGACCCTAATAAAAAATATATATATGGAATTGACCCAGCGTCAGAGACAGACAATTTCTCAATAGTCATTTTAGAGCAAAATGAATCTCACAGAAGAATCGTTTATGTCTGGACCTGTAGCAGGCAGATAATGAGAGAACGAATAAAAACAAAAAAAGACTCAACTCTAGAAAGTTTTTACAATTATTGCGCCAGAAAAATATTAGATTTAACTAAATTATTTCCAACCAACAACATAGCCATTGATGCTCAGGGTGGCGGAATAGCTATAATGGAAGCCCTACATGATAAAAACCTTTTAAAAGAAGGAGAACATCCTTTATGGCCATATGTAAAACACGATGACAAAGACCCATTCTACTGGGAATCTACAAACAAACCTACAGATGGCGAAGCTGGTTTGCACATATTGCATATGATTCAATTTGCTAAATCTGAGTTTACTTTTAAAGCAAACCATAGTCTTAGAAAAGATTTTGAAACGAACTGTTTGTTATTCCCTAAATTTGATACCATTCTGCTTTCAGAAGCAATCATTCAAGACAAATTGTCCAACAGATATTATGACACTCTCGAGGACTGCGTCATGGAGATGGAGTCTTTAAAGGACGAACTCGCCACAATAGAACACAGTCAGACATCTAGCGGAAGAGATAAATGGGACACGCCACAGACAGTTGAGGCGGGAGGCAAAAAGGGAAGGCTTAGAAAGGATAGATACTCGTCTCTGCTTATGGCGAATGAGGTTGCGCATACATTACACAATCAGCTTACTGGCCAAGAACATAAGTTTGTTGGAGGGTACGCAAGCCAAGACAGAGGCCCTAAAAAGGGGCAACTTTATACTGGCCCAGACCATTTGGTAAGCAAAATGTCAGGAATTTACGGCATTGGAGTAAGAAGAAAATAATGGTGTATAGAATACAATAGTATTAACAATCAAATACCAATACTAATGAAAGAATAAAAATGGCTCAAAGAAAAGACCCTATAAAAACAAACAAAATTACAGATGGAAACAATGGCGTTGCATTTGTAACATTTGACCCAAATAATCCTGAAGAGGCCGCTAATGCTATACAAAACTCTGGGGCATTAGACCTTTATCAGGCCGTAGGAAATTCTGGGTCTAGAGATAGATTTGAAGATGTCAGCACAAATATATCTGTAAGAAATGAATTCTCTAGGGGCGACTATGACGCGTATAGGGATTCTGAAGCCAGACCCTTTAAGGCTAAAGCAATAATGGGTGCCTGCGATAAAGCATACAAAAAAGTTGGTATTGTTAGAAACGTTATAGACCTAATGGCTGACTTTGGATGTCAAGGCGTAAAGGTTGTTCATGAAAACAAAAGAATACAAAGATTTGCACATAGATGGTTCACGCATAAAGTTGACGGGGCAAAAGTCACAGAAAGATTTTTAAACTATCTTTACAGACTAGGAACTGTTGTTTCGCAAAGGCAGATGGCTAAAATATCTATGAGTGAAGAAAGACGACTTGCAATGGCTGACATAATACTAGAGCCCACGCATACTCCAGAAGAGCCTCTGAAACCAAGAAAACGAGTTATTCCTTGCGGGTATTCTTTTTTAAATCCTATGACCTTAGAAGTTGCTGGAGGAGAGCTTGCGCAATTTGCTGGAACCCAAGCTTTTGGCTTGAATATTACCGGAAGACTGAGGATGAAAATAACATCCCCAAAAAATGAAATGGAAAAAGCTTTAGTTGAAAAACTTCCGCAGGAGCTTGTTGAAGCTGTAAAAAAGGGCGTTAAGACATTGCCCCTAGATAATGCGAAGATTTCAGCTTTTAGCTATAAAAAAGACGACTGGGACACTTGGGCCTCTCCAATGCTGGAGTCTATTCTTGACGACCTCTCGGTTTTGGAAAAAATGAAGCTTGCTGACTTAGCGGCTTTAGACGGAGCCATATCTCAAATAAGGGTGTGGCGTTTGGGAGACCTTGATAAAGGAATTTTACCCACAGACGCAGCTATACAAAAGTTAGCGGACATTCTTTTAAGCAATCCTGGCGGAGGAGCATTTGACTTAATATGGGGTCCAGAACTAAGTTTTGAAGAAGTTACTACTTCTGTTCACAATTTTCTTGGCTCAACTAAATACGAACCAATATTAGACAATATTTTTAGCGGGCTAGGTGTTCCTCCTACCCTAACAGGCTCTTCTAGGTCTTCTGGCGCCACCAATAATTTTATATCGTTGCAGACACTTGTTCAGAGGTTAGAATACGGCAGACAACAGGTTAGCAAATTTTGGCAACAAGAACTAGACCTTATGACTAAAGCCATGGGTTGGAGCAAAGCGCCGTCCGTTCAATTCGACCATATGATTTTAAAAGATGAGGCAGCAGAAAAAGCTCTGTTAATTCAGTTATTTGATAGAAACCTAGTGAGCGAAGAAATGGTTATAGAAATGTTTGGGGCTATACCTGAATTGGAAAGCAGCAGAAGAAGAAGGGAGCAGAAAGAAAGAGATTCAGGGAAGAGGGTTGAAAAACTTGGACCCTACTCTAAGGACAAAATACACGAAATGATAAAAATAGCGCTGGGGAAAGGCCTTATCACTCCTGAAGACGCTGGAATAGATTGGGTTGAGACGGAGCAAATACCACAGCAACCCGTACAGCCTACAGATACAAAAGACGTCACCCAAAAAGGAGTTCCCGGAGAAGGAAGACCTAAAAACACAAAAGACAACCCAGAAGTAGTTAGAGACCGTTCGTTTAAGCCAAGGACCACAGCAAACGCTGCTGAGGATATTGGAGATTTTCTTAACAACATGTCTGTAGCCCGAAACATGCAGTCTGCGGTGTCCTCTATATTATCTCCTGGAATACTAAAGCATTACGGTAAAAAAAATCTTAGGAGCCTTTCAGCAGAACAAGCCGCTTCTTTTGAGGTTATAAAGTTTAAGGTTTTATGCTCTTTACCCAAAAACTCGCCAATAAACGAGCAGTCTGTCGCCAAGGTTGTTTCACAATCCCCCTCTGTTCCACGAGACATTATTAAATGTTATAACTCCCTAATGTCTCAGCATGTCAAAAACGTAAAAAGACAGGCATCATTAGAGGAAACAAGAAGCATACAGTCGGCTGCGTACGCCCTATGTGTGTAATTCTAAGCTATTTTTAAAAATGGTGTATAAATTTGTAAGCATCTTAAAAATTAGAGATACACATAATATGTACAGAGAAATACCGGTATACAAAGCAGAGGCCGAAGACGGAATCTCCGAGGCGATACAAGCCAAAGAGAATAGGTCTGTTGCGGCATATTGTCCGATACTTACAGACAAAGACGTTATTTCTTCTGCCGCTGTAGAAAAAACAAAAATTCAAGACATAGATTCTTTCAATCGCTCTGTAGCCTCAAATCAAGACCAATTTGATTTGGAATATATATATTCAATATTGGCTACCACAGGTTGGAATAGAAATGATGATGTTTTTGATAGTTACGAAACATGGTCTGCGAGAAATACTGCTGAGGACAAGCCTTTTAATAAAGGGCATGACCCCAATAATATTATTGGCCATATAACTGGAAATGCTGTAGTTGATGAGAATTATGAGCTAGTTACAGAAGAGTCAGAAATTGATTCACTGCCAGACAAGTTTCATATCTTGACTAGTGCTGTTGTTTATAAACACATATCTAGTAGAGATGAAAAGTTGAGCTTAGCTACCAAAGCTCTTCTTCAAGAAATTTTAGAAGGCAAATGGTTTGTTTCAATGGAGGCTCTATTTTCAAATTTTGACTATGCGTTAATGGACGCTCAGGGAGAGCAGAAAATTGTCTCCAGAAATGAAGACACTGCTTTTTTAAGTAAACATCTTCGCTCTTATGGCGGAGCCGGTGAATATGAAGGGAGTAGAGTTGGTAGACTTATGAGGAATTTAACTTTTAGTGGAAAAGGGTTGGTTGAAAATCCAGGCAACCCCGAGTCCATTATTTTCAAACAAGAAGATAATGTGATTTTTAGAGGTGTGGCTACGTCACAACCAAATTTCAATGCACTAGTTACTAGTAGTAAAGGAGAAAGCTCAATGTCAGATAACAATGAGCAAGTCCAGACTTTGAAGGCTCAGGTTGAAAAACTTGAATCCCGACTTAAAGCATTGGACGAAGAGAAGGTTAAGGCTCAAATCTCCGAGTTTGAGGCAGCCTGTGCTGGCAAAGACGCGGAAATTTCTGAACTTATCTTAAAGCTTGAATCTGCTAATGAAGCTGGAGAGGTATCAAATAAGACCCTCGAAGAGCTTGTAGCAGCAAAAGCTGAAAGCGATAAAATTGTCGCTGAACTTACTGAAAAACTCGAAGCTATTCAAGCAGAGAGTATTAAAACCAGTCGTATCAGCGCTCTTGTTGACAAGGGTGTAGAAAAAACAGCGGCTGAGTCTTTAGTTGAAACTTTCGCCGGTATTACCGACGAGCAGTTTGAAGCTCTTATTCAACATTTTACAGAAGCTCCCCATTGGCCCGGCCACAAGCCTGACGATGAGAAGAAAAAGAAAAATGACGAAGAAGACAAAAAAGCTGAAGCTCCAGCCGGAGGCCGTCCTTATAAAAAGATGGCTGACAAAAAGGATGCAAAGGCTGAGTTGGAAAAATCTGTTGAAGCTGCTGAAGAGGCAGTAGATGCAGAGGCCCTAGATAATGCTGAAGTAGACGAAGAGGTTGCGGCTCTTGCTGCCACCAATGAAGATGAAAGCGAGCAGATTGTTGCTAGCCTTAATCAATACTTTAGTGAAGTTTTAAGTGGCACTGGTAACAAAAAAGAGTCGTAAAGGAGAAATAAATTATGGCACTTAAAGGCGACAGATACGAGTTCGAAACCTCCACAGACTTCTTCTTAAATGAAGTTGCTGAACGTGGTGGTTGCGTTACTCTTAGCACTGCAGGTTCTGGTGCTGCTCTTGACCAATCAGCCGCGTTGGTTACATATGCAGCCGCCCAATCCGGTACTACACCGGTTGGTATCCTGCTCAACGATATGGTCAACATTGACCAGACTCGTCAACACATCAATTTCCACAAGAATGAGATGCAAAAAGGCGGTAAAGTTACACTCCTCCGTAAGGGTTGGATTGTAACGAACTTGATTGACCCAGGCGTTACTGTTGTCGCAGGTGACACAGCGTTTGTTGGTCCTAGCGGATTCCTAACTAACACCAACCACGCTCCGTTGTTGAATCGACAGAATCGTACGGGTGGTAAAGTAATTGGTGAATTCGGAAGTTTGAAAGACGAAGACGGTTACGCAAAGGTTTATGTAAACCTACCGCAAGCAGACGCAAATTATTATCCAAATAGATAGGAGAACTAAGATGAATAAGAATATTATTAGCGCTCCTACGCCAGAGATGACCGCACTTCTTAAGAAGAGTGGTTCTGCAAATCGAGCCGAGTCGCTCGAGGCTACGCATCAGCTAGCTGTTGCGCTTGAACAGCCTCTGCGTCAGGGCGTGATGAGTGGAGATATTACGGGTAATATCTTTGAGACTATCAATCTTGAACCCGGCGCCACGCCTGAATTTCCTTTGGATTTTCTTGCTCCTGGTACGGAAAAAGATTTTGTTGCTTATAGCGTTCCCAATCATGGTCGAATTCCAGAGCGTTATGTGGAAGGTGACTATGTGATGATTCCTACTTTCGAGATTGCTTCCAGCATTGACTGGACGCTTCGTTACGCTCGTGACGCTCGATGGGATATCGTTAGTAGAGCGCTTCAGGTTTTACAGTCTAGCTTTGTTAAGAAGACGAATGACGATGCGTGGCACACACTGCTTGCCGCTGGCGTTGACCGAAATATTTTGGTCTATGATGCTGACGCCGCAGCCGGTCAGTTCACGAAGCGATTGGTTTCTCTTCTCAAGACTGTCATGAGACGTAATGGTGGTGGAAATTCCAGCAGCATTAATCGTGGCAAATTGACTGACTTGTACGTTTCACCCGAAGCTATCGAAGACATTCGTAACTGGGGTGTGGACCAAGTTGACGACGTAACTCGTCGTGAAATCTACAATGCTGAAGATGGTTCGGCAACTATCAATCGTATTTTCTCGGTTAACATTCAAGACATTGATGAGCTTGGTGTTGGTCAGGAATACCAGAACTTCTTTAAGAGTGACCTCAGCGGAAGCCTTCAGTCTTCGGACGTTGAGCTTGTTGTTGGCCTCGACCTCAGCTCGAACGATTCGTTTGTTCGTCCTGTGCGTGAGAATGTTCAGGTTTACGAAGATGAGAACCTTCATCGTCAGCGTAGAGCTGGTTTTTATGGTTGGGCTGAGCACGGCTTTGCCGTTCTCGATAACCGTCGCGTTATCTTAGGTTCGCTGTAAAACTAAGCATTTACGGTAATATAAGGGCTGGCCTCGATTTCGGGGCCAGCTTTTTTTATAATTATTTGGTGTATATTATATCGTACCACTCTATCTGCGCAGACAGGAGACAAAAATATGGCTTACGGTAAAAATACCGCTGCTTGGAAGACAGAAATGACAAGTCTTTTACGATATGTCATAAATGACGCCGATGAAACAACCAGAGAGTTTACAGATGAGAGACTGTGTAGCCTTCTAGTCTCTTCTGCACATCTAACTCTTGGAGTAGTGGATTTTCCTGGCTCTTACATTGTCGATATACCTAACTCTGGAATATCGCCAAACCCTACCAATAACAAGTCTTTTGTAAATTTGGTAGTATTAAAAGCGGCTTGCATATTAGCTGGCGGAGAATTCAGAACCGCAACAAATCAAGGTATCGTAGTCAGAGATGGCCCCTCCTCGGTAGACCCAAGAGCTATGGTCGCAGCAAAAAAAGAAATGATGGATGCTGCATGTTCCAAATACGAGCAGGCAGAACTAGAGTACAGACTAGGAAACAGCAATGCTGGAGAGGCAATTATTGGCCCCCACAGAAACGCAATGTATGGCGGCGGCGGTGGCCGGGCAAACCAAGACATAAGAAACAGATAATATCGGAGAATCAAACTATGGGTAATATTACCAAAATAATCAACGGCAATAACACAAACCAAGGTGGATTTGTTGTTGCTATAAATAGGGGCGGTTCAACAGCGGTGACAGCGTCAGGGGCACCTTCTATGAATCAAGTTCCGGTTTATGAGGTTC